ATACCAAATTGACTTTGAGTTTGGATTCAGCAACAAAGCATCGGACATAGACAATCCCATGAAACCATTTTTGGATATATTGCAAAAAAAGTATAATTTTGACGATGCAAACGTCTATAAAATAGTGATAGTGAAGACAATAGTTGCCAAAGGAAACGAGTTTATAAAGTTCGAAATCAAATCACTAAGGTAAACGGCTGAATTTAAGTAAATTATATCATTGAAATTTCACAATACTTGTCATGAACATAAAAATAAGCGACAAAGAGTTTTTAGCAATACTGAGAGAGAACGCAGGACTATTTTCGAGGACTGCAAAAGCTATTGAAAAGCAATTTAAAATAGATTACACGAGGCAAGCGGTCAGAGAGAGAGCATTGAAATTCCCAGAGGAACTAATTGACATCCGAGAGCAAAACATTGATGTGGCCGAAGATGGTTTGTTTAGTCTTATGAAGTCAGATAATGACAACGTAAAGATGCGAGCAATTGAATTGTATTTGAAAACCATTGGCAAAGCCAGAGGATATGTCGAAAAGGTCGAGCAACAAATTACTGGGGGCATGGACAACACATTGGAAATAAAGATTGTTAAAACCGAGTTCCCGATAAGGTCAACAGAAAACGATGTTTGAAACAACTGAGTTATTTGAAGCCAATATAACGGCCGAAACTAAAATCATTATCAATCAAGGCGGGACATGGTCGGGCAAAACTTATTCTATTTTGCAGGCGCTTGCCTATTTTGCATTGACAGACCCAAACTCACTAATCACAATCGTTGGTCAGGATATTCCAAATCTTAAAGCGGGAGCGCTTAGAGACTTTCAAAACATCATTTCAGACAATCCAATTGTTGACGCTCAGATAAGCGACTATAATAAATCCGACAGAATATACAAATTTGTTAATGGCTCAATGATTGAGTTCAAGTCTTATGACAATTCGCAGGATGCTAAGTCTGGAAAGCGAGACTATTTGTTTTTAAACGAGGCCAATGGTATTGACAGACAGATTGCAAAGCAACTATTGCTTAGAACAAAGAAAAAAGCATTCATTGACTTTAATCCAGACGCTGAGTTCTGGGTGCATGAAGACTATTTGAATAATCCGACCGCAAAGTTTATTTATTCCGACCACAGAAACAATCCCTTTGTCCCGAATGAGAATAGAGCCGAAATAGAGGCGCTTAAAGACATCGACATTGAATTATGGAAAGTCTATGCAAGGGGAATTACTGGACGCATTGAGGGTCTTATCTATCGCAATTGGACGATTGGAAATGTATTCCCAGACGTTGACTATGTTTACGGCTTAGACTTTGGATACAACCATCCCACGACACTGGTCAAATGTGGATGGGACGAAAACAAATTCTATCTGGAAGAGGTCATCTATGAAAGCGGACTGACAACGGCTGACTTAATAGAAAAAATGCAGAAACTAAACATTGGCCAAAAAGAAATATTTGCAGATGCTGCAAGGCCAGATACAATCGAGGAACTTTATAGAGCGGGTTTTAACGTCTTTAGCGCAGATAAATCGGTCAAAGATGGAATAAACACGCTAAAGGCAAAGCCAATTGTTTTGGTTGACTCTCCAAATGGAGTCAAAGAGTTTAAAACCTATAAATGGAAAACAGATAAGAACGGCAAAGCAATTGACGAGCCAGTCAAGTTCAATGATGACTTTTGCGATGCTGCCAGATACGGCATATTTAATGGCACAAAATCCCACACAAAAAAAATATCATGGTTTTAGTTAACATCGACAAAGAATATCAATTCCCAACTCAGTTGGACGAAATCACATTGAGGCATTTTATCGACTTGCAAAACTTATTGCATGAGGAAAAATACAACGAAGCGGTCATGCTTATGTCTGGAATCAGTGAGGACATTTACGACAAAATAAGTTTAAACGGCAAATTGGAGTTAACTGGATTGGCTCAGATGTTAGTCAATGGCGAAATACTTATGGTTGGCGAGCGATTAGATTTATACGAAATTATGGCTTGTCCAATTGGACAATTCGAAGACTGGAAAGCAACCATTGCTGAATTTAAGGATTGCGAGTGGAAAGCATTGCCGTTTTTATGCTTGTTAGAAACTGGCGAATATAACTACGACACCAGAACAAATAAACGATATTTGGAATATCTAAACTTGCCCGCATCTGTTGCACTTTTTTACCAAAACAAAGTGAATGAGCAATTTGCAGATGTTCACAATAAATTCTTACCTTTGTTTGAAAGCGAATTAGAGGACATTCAATTGGATGCAGGAGTTCAAAGTCTTAATCAGTTTGGCGGTTATGGCACATTGGTGCAATTGGCAGACGGCGTTTATAAAGACATTGAGGCAGTGAGCAAAACAAGCGTTGCTGAGGCATACACTTTTTTAACTTACAAAAAGATTGAAAGAACCTATTTGCAGAACTTAGAAAAATTAAGACGTGAACAAATTAATCGAAATATTCAAGACTAAAGCCGAGCAGACTTACACGTTCGGCAATGGAACGTTTAATGAGTTGAACGCCCAGTCGAATATAAAATATCCGCTTGTCTGGATGCTATTCCCTTTGAGCGTAACTAATAACTCGACTAATAACATTATTGTGTCGCAGACTTATTCGTTTAACCTACAATTTATCACATCGGGGTCGCTTACAGATAAGCAATCAAAAATGAATAGCCATTTCGACCAATTAAATAAAATTATGGTTGGATATATTCAGTCAATGCAAATTGAGAACGAAGATTTGGAGAGGGATGCAATGACATTTGGCCAAGCAACAATGATTAATAAAAAGCAGGACAATGTTCACTATGGGTGGTCGGTTGCGGTATTGGTAACGTTGCCAATTGATTCAAGTTTGTGTTGTGACTTATTCGCATGATAGATTTAACAAACACACTGGCTGAATTTAACAAGCTGAATGAGGCGCTTGTAACTGCATTGAACAAAGCGGGGGCATTGTCTGACTCGCATGAAGTTGTTTTGAAAGTAGAAAATACAAGAAGTCAAGTGTCTATTATGGCAAACGATTATTGGTTTTGGCAAAATGATGGCAGGGGAATTACAAAAAATGGAAACTCTCCGCCATTAGTTAGACCAAAAATTGATGAGTGGGTAAATAAGTTGCCAGATTGGTACGCCAAAAAAAAGGATGGCACACAAGGCAAGAAATTAACAAAGGCAGAGCAAGCGTTTTTAGTTACAAGGAAAATCCACAAGGAGGGATATAAGGGGAATTTTTACGTTGACAAAACAATTCCAAATTTTGAAGACGCAATAAATAAAGCGGTATTTGAGGACATACAAAATTATTTTAACAATGAGTTTAACAATTGAAGTTGAGCCGTCAATAAATACGGCCGTTTACAATCCAATTCGATTCGAGTTCAATTCGGATGTTACGTCTGACTATACAATCGGAGCGGAAACAGAAGCGGATTTGGGTCAAGTAAATAACAATGGATATTTGCAATTGGATTTAAGTTCGCCGCATGGTCTTTTAGTTGGCGATTTTATTAAAGTTTCACAGAATGCAACCATTGACGCTTATAATGGCGTTTGGCTTGTAACAGATGTCGATGGCGATAGCTTTACAATTAATGCTCCTTTTGTTGGCGTTGGAACTGGCAATATTTGGTTTTATAAATATTTAAGAAACTATAATGCAGTGATTCGAGTATTTGGATTTAACTATTGCGATAATGGTTTCGAGGAACTTGCAAAAATTACTTTAAAACCAACATTTGTTTTGGGTTACTGCTATTTCATTGTTGACATTGCAGACATCTTAAAGGATTACAATTCTGAATGCAATGTGGTTACAGATGTTATTTCTGGGGACTTGTTTCCTTTAATCAGTCCGCCAATTATTCAGAACAATTTAAAATCATATATTAGATATTACATTTCTTATGCTGAGGGATTCGACAATCCAGTTGGAAACGAGGCCGAGTATGAAGAGACCGCACCAACCGACTTATAAGATATGCCAACGAACTATTATACATCCAATGCAGCGTTGCAATATAATGTAACAAATGACATGACAGACTATCTGTTAAATGATTCTGGCGTAACTGGCAAGAAGTTTTTAACAGAAGCGCCATTGACTAAGGTATTAACAGAGAATGAATTGTCTGCGCTTTATTTTCTTTGCAATGACACCAATTTTGTTGCATCTGCTGAGTATTCTTATTATAATGCAAGTGGAACTTTATTATCACAAACAACAAACAATCTATACTATTCAAATTTAACATTATATCACAACGCTATACCAGTTAATTGGACTGGAGTCAATCCATTGGCCGTTAAAATGAGAGTGCGAATAATTAGAGCAGTGGGCGGAGTGTCAATCACTGAGGAACGTTATTACATTAGAGACCAGAACGTTTATTGTAATGAAAAACAAGTCAACTGGCTTAACAAGTTAGGTGGCTACGATAGCTTTATGTTCACTGCGGGTCAAGAAACTGCAATCAATGTGAGACGTGAGACTCCGATTGAATTTAGCATGGCAACAAATTATGAGTCGCCAAACAGAATCAATGGCTATCGCTCGCACTCATCTGTTGAGTCGCTAAGTTTAGCAACCAGAGTTGACACCAAAGAAACCGCACAATGGCTAAAAAGAGAATTGATTGATTCCATAGATGTTTACGTTGTTAATGATTTGACTTATGTCCCAGTTAATGTCAGAAATTCGTCTGTTGTTTACGATACATTCTCAAAAGATTTTATCGTAAAGTTCCAATTTGAATATGCGTTTCCAATTAACATTCAAACACGATAGATGGAATATACAGAAATTATAATTGACGATTTATACCAATTGGAGTTGGGCGACAAAGCCATTTTAATTCCAACGACTTATGAATTGATTGATATTAAGGACTTAAATAGACGCTCTGGTTCTAAGACTAAAACAATTGTTATTCCCAGAACAAAGCAAAACGATAAAATATTTGGATTTGCTTTTAGTATCAATGCTAAAAATGCTTTTGATAAGTACGCACAAAGAAAAATCCGCATCCAAAAAAATAGCCAAGTATTATTTAACGGCCTTTGCAGGCTTACAGAAGTAACGAGCGACACAATTTCGTTTTATGCTTTTGCTGAGTTGAGCAAACTTAAAGATGTATTTGGCGAAAAGATGTTAACCGAATTAAATTTGGATGACTTAGACCATGTTTACGATGAGACAATTATTGACACATGGAATGGCACTTATCCTGTAGGCGTTCCTGCGGATTACTTTTATCCAGTAATTGATTATGGTCAATTTCAAACATTAGACCCATTGAGTGGGGGCGAAAGTCCGCCAATAAAATTAAATGACTTATATCCTGCGCTATATTTAAAGCGTGCAATTAAACAGATTTGCAATGACAACGGCTATACATTAAGCACCACGTTTTTTGATGACTATAATACAAGCAAGTTATTAATTCCATTTAGCAATGCGCAGTTTATCCATTCAGATGACTTTTTAACGACCAACTTTGGTTTTTATGGCACAAGGGCAAACACTGCTTACACTATTCCTTTGGCAATTGGAGACAATATTATTCCATTTCCAATAACCTTATCCGATACATTAAGTCAATGGAGTGTGGATGAGTACACTGCAAATGGAAATCAAAGATTCGAAGTTTTAATCAGTGTATTTTATAAGACACCAAGCGCAAGTTATCCAAATGGATGGAATTTTGTTGCCAGTTTAGAGCAATATGACAATGCTTTGGGCGATTGGCGCTCAATTGATTCAAAAACATTTCCAAACAGATTGAATCCACAATATGGAATTGATTTTAGTTTGTTTGCAACTGGCTTTATTGCGGACACTGAGAAATTTAGATTAAACATTGTTAGGCCGTTTGCAACTGGAGCATTGGAACTTTATGAATGTAGGTTTATTGTGCGTCCAAAACAAAGAAACGCAGACGACATTTTGAATATTATTTATGGCGAGACGGCTGAGGTTGCACCAAACTTGCCGCCAATAAAACAAATTGATTTGTTTCAATGGTGCTATAAGATGTTTAATTGGATTGTGTTTGTGAATGACAATACTGGCGTTGTGGAAATTTATACCTACGACCAATATTATCAAAACAATAAACAAAAGGATTTTAGCGAGAAATTAAGTTTGACGCCTGCTCCGATTATTAATTACCAACCAACAAACTTTAGTCGCAAATACGATTTTAGATATAAGCATGACGATAAGGACTTTTGGAGCATTCGTTATGACTTAAAGCAAACATTGCAACAACCTTACAAGTTTGGCGATGGGCAATACTATTTAACTAAGCAAGGAGACGCATCATTGATTGGAGAGGTTGGATTCTCGCCAACTATTATTGAGAAATCGTTTAAAGGAGACTCGCCAAACTATATTAAAATCACATCGATGTTAGATGCGGCCGAGCCAACGATAAAAAACACGCAAAAAGAGCCGAGAATTTTAATAAATGGCGGGTTGGTTACAATTGAAACTCTGTCGGATGGGGTATTCAATCAAATTTACGTTGAGAACATTGGCTATGTGGGCAACTTACCATTGTGCTATTTCCAAAAACAATTATTTAACGAGACTGGGATTGATTCATATAGCATGAATCTAAGTTTTTCAACACCAGACATTGTAACGATGATGCAAGGCAATTTAATTGACAGATATTACAAGCAAGCAATTGATTCGCTTTCGGTCTCTGCGCAAGTTACTGCATATTTTAAACTTAGTAGTAAAGACATTACAGAATTAGATTTTGCAGAACTCTGGTATATTTCGTATTTTAGTGCGATTTTTAGACTCAACAGAATAATTGACTACAATCCAAATTCTTTAGGTCTGACAAAAGTTGAATTAATTAACGTTGGGGTCTTAGATAGGACACCACAAACATTTGGAGCAATAGAACCAGTAACAGATTACACATATTTGAACACAGAAATTTTAGAAGACATAATAACTGAAAATAATAACGACATAATAATTTAAAAAAAAATGGCAAAGAAAAAAATAAGCGGACTGCCTGCAGGCAGCGCTCTAAATGGAACTGAGTTAGTGCCTATCGTTCAGACTGGCACAACTAAAAGAATTACAACGCAGGACATTGCAAATTTAGGCAATTCAAGTGGCGTTGAGGGAAGTGGCACAATCAATACACTGCCAAAGTTTACGGCATCGTCAACCATTGGCAATAGTAAGTTTTTTGATGACGGCACAAATCAGGGAACTGAAACGACAACTGCGGTTAATCGTTTTATCATGTCTGCAAATGCTTCGATTGCAAAAATCTTTTCATTCAGAAGTGGGAATTTGCCGAGATGGGCATTTCGTGTGGATGGAACTGAAAGTGGCGCAAATGCGGGAGCAGATTTGGCGATTAGAAGATATGACGATGCAGGAACTTTTATTGATAGTCCATTGTCAATTGATAGGTCGGATGGTAAAGTAAGTATTTTAAAAGATGCTACAATCAACGGAGTAACAGTTGGTAAAGGTGCAGGAAGTATTTCAAATAATACCGCAGTTGGTTTTGAATCTGCTTTTAGTAATACTACTGGAGCACAAAATACTGCTTTAGGTCAAGGTTCTTTATTATCAAATACAACGGGTTCTAATAATACCGCTTTAGGTCAAGCCTCATTAGTTTTGAACACTACTGGTTCTAATAATACCGCAATAGGTAGATTAGCTTTATTTTCTAACACCGCATCAAATAACACCGCAGTTGGTTACGAATCTGCTTATAGTAATACAAGTGGAACTTTAATAACAGCAATAGGTTACCAAGCATTAAAAGCATCAACGGGCAGTTACAATACCGCAGTAGGTTATCAATCTTTAACAGCTAATACAACGGGGGAATATAATACAGCATTAGGACAATCAACATTAGTAGGCAATACAACTGGTACATTTAATACCGCAATAGGACACGCCACATTAGCTCTTAATACAACGGGTTCAAATAATACAGCAATTGGTAGATTAGCACTATATAACAACACCGCATCTAATAATACCGCAATAGGTTATGAAGCAGGGTTAAGCAATACAAGTGGGTTATATATAACTGCAATCGGTTATCAAGCGTTGAAAAGTTCAACGGGAAATAGTAATACCGCTTTAGGATTCCAAGCATCTTTCAAAAATACTACGGGAAATAATAATACATCAATCGGCGAAAGTGCGGGATATAATATAACAACGGGTACAAACAATACGGCAATTGGTTCCAATGCTTTAACTATAAATGTTTCGGGTTCAAATAATACGGCAGTAGGTTTAACTGCACTACAATTTAACACCGCATCTAATAATACCGCAGTAGGTTTTGAGGCGGGGGTTAACAATACGAGTGGTACGGGTATAACTGCTTTAGGTTATTCATCATTAAGAAGTAATACAACGGGTGCTGCAAATACTGCAATAGGTCAAGGTGCTTTATATTCTAATATTACTGGTTCTAATAACACCGCAATAGGTAGAGATGCATTAGTTTCCAACACCGCATCCAATAACACCGCAGTTGGTTTTGAAGCAGGGTATAGCAATACAAGTGGTGAACGTATAACTGCGATTGGTTTTCAATCATTAAGGGCTTCAACGGGAAATTATAATACTGCGTTAGGTTATCAATCATTGACACTAAATTCAACGGGTAATTTTAATACCGCCATTGGTGACGTTTGCTTTAATGCAAATACAACGGGAAGTTCAAACATTGGTATAGGTCACAATCAACAAACGGGAAACTTCAGTAATGTTGCTATGATTGGTGTAGGTGATACCGCAACTGCAAGTAATCAAATGCGTTTTGGTTCATCTGCTATTGTGAATGGAGCGGTTGCAACTGAAGTAAACCTTTCGGCAAAAGTTTGGAATGTATTTATAAACGGAGTAGCACAAAAAATCTTATTAGCATAATGGAAAAAATAGAAATAACAACCGAGCAAATCGCAATCAACTATGCTGCGGCATTAGATAGCGTAAACCTTATTAAAGAGTTAAAAGCAAAAGAAACTTTAACTGAAGAGGATGAGAAAACAATCCAAAGAAATTTGGAGCATTTGGAAATTATGTTAGCCAAAGATTATTGGACAAACGAAGATTTAACACCTTTAAAAATTAAGTAATGGACAATAAATTAGCAAAACAAATCGTAAAAGAGGCGCTGAATATTGCAATTGCAAAAGGATGTTTTAATTTAGTGGAAGTTTCGAACATCGTAAAAGCGATTGAGTTTTTAGATGAGCAACCAGATGTGGAATTTGGAAAAGTGGAATAATTTAACGGCGGTCGGGTAACTGGCCGCCATTTAAACAAAGGAAATGGCAGACGAAAAGTCAATTGTATATAATGTCGATATTCAGTTCGGGGAACTCCAGAAAAATCAAGAAGAGATTAAAAAAAGAATTTCTGACTTGCGTGAAGAGCAATCGAAGTTAGACGTTTCAACTAAAGAGAATCAAAAGGCTTTTAGGGATAATAACGCCCAGTTAAAAGCATTAGAGGGTCAATACAAGTTGAATGAAAAATCGATTGGCGATTTATCGAATGCCGAGAAAGCAAACACAGACACGACCAATTTTAATAACAACTCAATAAAACAAAATCGTGAGTTGCTAAAGGAATTGAATGCGGAATATATTAGACTCCAGAAACCAACCAAAGAGCAGACCGATAGGCTAAAGAGTTTAACAGATACATTAAAGGCGCAGGAATCTGCAATCGGAGACAACCGCAGAAATGTCGGTAACTATTCAGATTCATTCAAAGGATTGATTGGTCAATTCCCTGCATTGCAAAATGGATTAACTGGAGTGGGCAATGGATTTAAAGCATTAGCCGCAGGAAATCCATTTAGCTTAATATTGATGCTAATTACGCCATTGATTCAATCATTTTTAAAATTAGAGCCAGTAACAAACACAATTAGCGGAGTTTTTGAGGGATTAAGTGCGACAATTACAACGATTGCGTCATCGGTTAAAAATTTCTTTGATTTGGTAAGTTCTGGTGGGGGGCTTTTTGATTCATTCTCAAACGCTTTTGGCGGTTTGGGTTCTAAGATAGGCGAGGCAGCCGCAGAGGGTTACAATTTAGTCCAAGCATTGGACGATTTAGAAGACGCAGAGCGTGCAAACCAAGCATCTATTGCACAAACAAACAGAGACGTTGCTATCTTAATTGCACAAAGTAAAGATAGGACTAAGACAGAGCGAGAGAGAATTGGTATTTTACAAGAAGCAAACAGATTAGAAGAGGAGCAGTTAAAAAAAGATGAAATTTTAGCAAACAGAAACGTTGCAATTGCAGCCAAAGCATTATCGAGCGCAATTAAAACTAATCAAGACAGAGACACCGCAGAGCAAAGATTGGCAGATGCTCAACAAAAGAGGTTTGAAATTCAACAAGCTGCGGGCGTTCAAACAGAAAAAAACCAAGGTCGTATAAATGGATTGATTGAGGGCGAAGTCACTATTCGAGAAAAGCAAAAAGAAAAGGAAAAAAAGAATTTAGAAGATAGGGCAAAGGAGTTAGAAAAGTTTACTGCTAAAATTAGAGCGCAATTATCTGAAGAGCAGAAATTGAGAGTTGACGCCTTTAACAATGATAAGGTAATAAACGATTTAAACAGAGCGCAATTTGAGGCCAATTTAAAAGAAAAGTTTGCCAATGGGTTAATGACTCAAAAGGAATACAATGAGGCTTTGAAACAATCCCAAATAGATAAAAACAATGAGGAAATTGCTCGACTTGAGGAATACAATGGAATAACTGGAGCATATGACGACCAAATCACTGCGCTAAAAATTGCCAATCAAAATTTGGTTACTGACAATAAGATTAAAAACGATGAGGAGCAAAAGCAATTAGATGAGGACAAATATATTTATGAATTGCAACTTGCCGAAACTGAAGCAACAACAATAGAGGAACGAAGTGCTGCGCAAATTGCTATTTTGCAAAATAAAAATGCTTTAATCTTAGCAGATACAAAGAAAACAGAAGAGCAAAAGAAAGCAGAAATAGCTAAGAACAATGCTGCAATAGTTAAGATTGAAGACGATGCGGGCAAAGCAAGGATTGCAAATGCTATGGCAGTGGCAAACGTTTTGCAGGGAGCATCGCAATTGATTGGAGAGAATACAGAAGAGGGCAAACTTTTAGCGATAGCGTCAACGTTAATTAGCACCT